CTTGGGAAATAAATTAAGTCTCCTTCATTTGGGCGACTTGACTCAATAATATTATTATCTATTGAGATAAATTGTTCCCATCTTCTTCTTGCAACTGTAAAGGTTGCATCATCTTGTATGTCCAAACCAAACTTAGACATGAGTTCTTTTTCACCCTCATATCCATCAATGGTATCTACATACATTTCAATCAAATATGCATCTTCAAATTTTGATGCAGTGTCTTCAGTAAAAACAGAATCCGTTCCTAATAGTTTACGAGGAATATAGTATACATCTTGCCCATAGATACGCAACTGCTCTATGATTAAATCTTCATAGAGGTTTTGTTCTGGACGTGTTCCTGTATCAAAGTAAACATTAGTCGGCATATTTTACCCAATCATATGCATAGGAGGCAACTCATATGCAAGTTGAATTTGTTCTTCTAATTTATTAATTTCTTCTTGTGCTTGAGTATATAACTGTTCTCCGTTAAGTGCAACACCACCTAGCATTTGCACCCCTTGGAACTTACTCAAGTTTGCACCCCATTGTTTCTTAATCAATTGAGTTGCATATTTCTTTAAGAAGATATCATCCCAAACATCAGAATATGTAGCAGGGTCAACCTTACGATAACATTCGATAATCAACCAATCGTTTGCAACATAATCTGTTTGGAAATCTGCATCTAGATAAAGTCTATTCATATGTTGGTTATGACGTATTGCAGTCTCACCAATCAAAATATGGTCTAGAAAATCTAGATGTTGCATTGTCATTTCATAGTGAATAACTGAAGTAGAACTAAAGTCATACAAGTCATTCAATCTCAACTGATAACGAATGTCAAACATATTCAATGCTTGTTTGTCTGTCAGAGGGAATACCTTAACTACCGACATAACTGCCGAAGGAACAGGAATATAGTTTTTCTGTTCATACCATGTTGCAGTTGTAGAACCATCTACATCTGTTGCAGTCGTTCCAGTATTGTTTCCTCTTGCACGAGAAATGTCATCTGCTGTAATTTGATATTTAAGATATACTCTCTCTACACCATCATAGTGATATTGTGAAAAGTATTGTAATGCTTCGTCAATTCTATCTTCTACTTGGTCTGGGTCAACATTGATTTCAATCACAGGTTTACCCAATGCTCTTAGACAGTATTCTTTAAATGTTGCTCTTGTGCTTGGTGTTGCCATAGTTTTATCCTAATGCGATTGCAAATGTTATACCGTTATTAACTGCTTTAGTTGTTACATCACTTGAGGAATCAACATCTAAATTAGTTCTTGCTGTTGCAACATCATTTACATCACTTAAATCGTTTGCGACTGCAAGTGCTTCTGATTTAGAATATACATCTAAATTCGTTCTTGCGTCCCCAGCAGTGATTGCACCAGTTCCACCATCACTGATAGGAATGAAATCCGCCGCAGTAAATTCAGCAAGTCCAGTTACATCCGAACCAGTAAATGTTGCCTTAATTGGTGTCTTTGCTGCCATCTCTTATCTCTTAATTCATTACAAGTGTCGTAACAGAAGTTCCATCTTCTTTCGTAAACGGTATGTATAAATTCTGAACCGCCGTTGAAAGTGTCCCTGCTTCTACACTTAAATTTAAACTAGTGGATGTTCCATCTTCCTTTACAAAGGGAATACCAGTTGGAGTTCCAATAGTAATTGTGTCCGTTGTTGCATCTGTTGTAATAGTATTTAGTCCTGCTCCAACGAGGGTTAATGTGTCAGTAGAACTATCTGCTTGAACAGTTGACTGTCCACTTACTGCAAAATTGGTAAACGCATTACCAGAACCACCAGCACCAGAAACAGAGGTAAATGTAAAATTACCAGAACCATCTGTTGTTAAAACTTGTCCACTTGTTCCGTCTGAAATTCCTAAGTCTGTTAAGTCAGAGGGAATAGTTGGAGTATTTGTAAGATTATTGTAATCACCATCAAATGCATCAGTAATTCCATACCCAGCAATTGTTGTTGGTGTTCCTGTTAAATCTGAGAATGCAACTGAAGTGATATACGAACTTAAATCTGGGGGAGTGTATGTGAATACACCAGTAGTATTATTATAAGATATATCTCCATCACCAGATGCCGTTCCTTCTGCACCAACACTCAAGTCAGTAAGTGCAATGCCACCACCACCAGCAGCAGAAATAGACGCAAAACTTAAATTACCAGAACCATCTGTTTGTAATACTTGATTAGCACCACCATCGCTTGTTGGAAACTTGTATGCGTTATTAAATGTAATAGCTCCACTATCGTTACCATCAATCTTAAATTGTGTTTTACTTGCATTATTAGGGTCAGCTGATGTGCCATCTGTAGTAACTGAAACAGCAAACTGTGTTCTATTAGCATTATTAGTGTTGTCAAAAGCAAAACTACCACCAACAATAAGTGATGAACCATTCCAATATTCGTGGTTACTTCTATATAGATAATCACCAGATGATACGGCACTTGGTGAGGAAATGGTGCCTCTATATCTTCTTGTTCTTACATCTGGAGCGTCAGCACTATCATTGTATTGTTCCATACGAATTTGTGCTGTCTGAGCACCTTCACCTGTCATATGTAATGTTACTTCAGGCGAGGTTTGGTTAATACCTAGATAGTTATTAGTAGTATCAAGACTTAAAATATCAGTTGATTCAATGTCATTTCCTGTTGAATCAACAATCATTATTTCATTAGGATTACCAGCTCGAGCCGTAAATCCAGCATCAACTCTTGCGTCTGCTCGTGTATCTGTGTAATAAAGATTTGATGAACCTTCACTGATATCATCAGTATCAAAACCAGTTAGGTTTCTTGTATTCGTAACAACTTGATTACCCATTAAGGAATGGGAAGAACATTGATAATGTAAAACTGAAGGAGTAGAATCAGATACTACAATCTCTGTGTATGCACCAGAAGAACCAGCAGTTCCGTTTGTTGTTACACCAGTTGTATATGCAGTTGTCTTATCTGATTCATAATAGAAACGAAGAGGGTGTCCACTATTAGATGAATCTTCTTGGTCAAACCGATATGTATTGCCTGGAACTAACTTGAGTGTAGGAGAGAACGAACCGTCAATCTTATACCCACTACTAGAACCACTTGTATAATATCTGTGTGAAGAATCTTTAGTTGCAACGGTAACTGTATATGTAACTGTAGAACTCTCATGACGTAAACCACCAGCTTCACCAATGGTAACAATATTATCATTGGAGTCTCTTACAAATAGTCTTTGGTCAAGAGCATTAATCGCAACCTCACCTACTGCTAGGTCACTAGTAGTAGGTTTGGATAATGCGGTTTCACTCTTTTTGAGTTTAATTACAGTTGACATTGTTAGAACCTATTAATAAGTTCCACCGTCAATACCAGTGATTGCAACCGAACCACTTGTGACAGTGAAGTTATCAGTTACAAAAGATGCAACACCTTTATTAGAAGATGTAGCAAGTTCAGCATCTACAGTAAATGTCCCAGCAGAATCATCGTATGTCAAG